TTTGATTTGAAGATTTCCGGGGAGAACTTCAACATAATATACACCTTCCAGTAATCCAGAAATTGGAGATTGTGATGGAGTATAGTATACTTCACTTCCTGTTAAAAATGAAACTTTAGTTGAAAATGTGATGATTGAATATAGTCCAGTACTAGAATCTTGTCCCGAAACTCCAATAGCATTATATGAAAAAAGTGATTTGGTTATTTGATATGATGGTAATGAATTTGATGCAACATACATGTATTCATTATTTTCATTATAAACATTTTGAACATCTGCAATTGTTGGATTAAATTCTAAAGAGACTAAAGAACTACTAGCATTAATAATTTTTCTTCTAATATCATAATTAAAACTAGAATTTAAAGTAAAAGATTGATTAGTTGTGACTTGTGTTCCCGTAATTCCAGTAATTCTTAAATTTGAAAAAATTATTGTTTGAGAATCTCTAGAAACAATATCAATGTAATCACCGATTTTTAAACTCGACTTATCAATTGAACTCTTAAGATTAAATTGGGAAATTGATCCAGATCCAAAACTATCAATTTGATATCTGGAACTTGTATTATAAATCCAACTATTTGCAAAAATTTCTTTATATGATGGATTGGTGGTCGGATTTTTGATAATTTCTCCAATATTTTTTACTGTAATTTGTTCACCTATGTTAATTGAAGAATTTTCAGTAATTGATTTGTAATCAGATAAAACGCCAGTAATTCTTATCTCAACTTTTTTGGAAATATCTCCATCTTCATACCCATAATAAGTTTCATCGGAACGAATTACTGAAGCAGTTGCAATTCCAGAAGTAACCCCAGAGCATCCAAAAAATTGATTAATACTTTTATCAGTATATGTAATCACATTACTTCCAGAGTATAATTTTCCGGAACTTGGAAATCCAATTGTAGAATCTACACTAATGACAGAACTACCAATACTTACATAATCTAAGTTTTTAGTATTTCCGGTAATATTAAATGTTCCAGTAATTGTTGGAAATGCATCATCATATCCAATGAAAAGTAAAAGTTTATAATATGTTTTTCCCTTCCTACTAATAACTTCAACTTCAGATACAGATGCAGTAGTATTTGGATCTGTACTTTTTGTAATAGTTTGTCCGGCAAGTTTGATTGGATTTCCACTAATTGTTTCGGCAATAACAACATCTCTTCTTATATAAGTCGCTGAAGATGCTTTAACAAGAAATTTCTCCAGGTCTATTACTTTTGGAGTTTCCCCAAAAAGAACATTAAATAAAATTCTAAATGACTCTTCAGTTCCTTTTGCTTGATATAAGGTTCTTGCTTCTTTAATAAAATTACCAACATTTAAATCAGAAACAAAATCTACACTTTCTAAACCTGGTGTGAGTGTATATTTTAGTTTTTTATAAAATTCTTGTAGAAAAAGAGAACTTAAATTTTCTACAGTAGAATTTTTTGCGTGTGGAACTGCAACAGTGTCTGAAAAAACAAGTTCCTCAGAATATAGTTCTTTGTGATAATTTGTAATTCCACTAAATCCACGAATACATCCTGTGAAGGTATTTGTAGTAATACCAGTATATGTTATTATTTCATCATCAATTTTTAATAATCCATAAGAAGAAGGAAACCCTTTTGTCGATGTAACAGTAATTGCAATTCCTGAAGAGGCAGAAATATCAGTTGATAGTCCAACTGAACCTACAATAACTTCTGGTGTTAGATTGTCTAATTTTAAATATTGATCTAAATTCTCACCAATATCAATAGGACCACCTTGATATTCTTGAGAAATATAATATTGCTTTAAAAATTCTGCAGCCTTTGGACTTTCATCTAAGATAAATTCTGGAAGCTGATTTTCAATTATTTGTTGAACTTTTACCCTAGATTCAAAACCAGTTTGTATCATATTACGACCTCGTTAATTCCCCGTTCGAATAGCTTGATCTGTAAGAGTCTTTTGAAAATACCACTCCAGATATATCATCACCAGAAGCAATGACATCTTTAATCATATTTATTGTGCTTTTAGAAACATCAAATAGAATATAAAGATCTTTGAGACCAATGATGTCATTTGATTCTGGAAATGCTTGTATTTCAATAATATCTTGATCTAACTCAGTCGAAGTAATAGTTAAAGATCCGAGAAGAATTTCACCAGTTTCATAATTAACTGTTCCTGCAGATTGAACCACAACTGGAGTTTTCATCACCGAGGTTGTACCAACACCAGAAATTACTGGATATGGTTTTACAATTGAAATGGTTCCAGTTTTCAAATCACTATTTGGAGTGTCTGTAAAGTATACAGTGTCCGGTTCTCCAGCAATGTGGAATCCCGTCGATTTGATATTTTTTCCTGCTGGGTTTGCATGAAATTTATTTCCATAACAAATTTCATATTGGGTTGGTTGATTAATAAGTGCTTTTAAATCTCTTCTAATTCTTACCTTCGTAATATTTGAAGTTATTGCGGCATCTGTATTATCAATAACCTGAAGTAATTTACTATACTTAAACCTGCCGCCAAAAGTATTTAAATTTGTGGATTCTGAATATGTGGTAAGTGAATTATTGACTCTTGTTTTTAAATCTTCTACACTGCTAATTTGAGAGTAGTTGTAATAAATTGAAGAATCAATTTCCACATATAATACTTTTAAATCTATAATTTTGGGATCAATTCCTGCAACAGTATATTGTTTTAATTTATTTTGAATTTGCTGTTTATTGAAATCGGACACATATGTTCCATTTTTTGGTTTAATGCTAATCAACACTTTACCAAATTGTGGGGGAGTTAATTCTTCACCTCCAATAACAGAAACTGACTCAGTATCTGGATAAACTTTTGATTTGATAATTACCTCATAATCTTTTGCAGTAACTGCTCTATATTGAGATGAATAAATTCTAGGTGCAAAATACTTAATCGAATCTATTCCTTCAATATCACCTCCATTTTGAGATCTTTGATTTGTGGTTACGGTAATTGTATTCGTTGGAACAATAGTAATACCACTTGCATCCTGTAAAGTTCCAGCAAATGAAAATGTATCAGCACCATTTCCATCCTTACCATCTGTTACGATATAAGTTACTGTAATAATAGTACCATTTTCAAGTTTTTTGCCAAAATACCCATCTCCAAAGAGAAGTTCATATTTTTCATCCTGAACCTCTTGTATCAAATAAATTTCTGATGTTGAATTAATATCAAAAATATTATCAGCAAGAGAATATACTCTGCCCAATCCAGTATCGCTAGTCCCCTTTACATAAACAACGATGGTTGAAGTATCAATAAACGAATTATTCAAAATAAATTTTTGATCGAGAGACCCATCAACCGTAAATTGCTTCTTTAAAAAAGTTCCTTCTTTAATACTAACATTGTTGAATGTTGCAGTACCGTTTATAACGGTACTAGAAATATTAGATGGAGAAGAAAAAACATATGATGACCCATCAACGCTACCAACACACACTAGACCCGCCTGTAAGGTTAGTGTAGGAGTTGCTGCGGCAGTGCTTACAGAAAATGTAATCTCTGCTGTAGAGGCGGTTCTAGAGCGTGGTACATAACCAATATTCCTTGCTAGAGAAACCACATTTTCTCTGACTGTTGCAGAATCCAAGAAGGATTCATTAACAGTCATATTAGAATTAAATGCTGTAATATATGTGTTATATGCTAATGTATCAATAAGGACAGAAAAATTAGACCCCTCAAAGTCAAAGTCCGTGAAATTTGAATTTGCACGGAGATAATCTTTGATAGAGGTCTTTATCTGATCAAAATCTAGGTTGGCGAACTTTGTAAAAGGCATTTTATCTTGTTGCCTCTAATATAAATGAGAATTGCTGTGTTGGAATTTCTTGTCCGATAATATTGAAAGTAACTGTAACTTCAAATTCATTTGTATCAGGTCTTGGATCTACATCAACAATTACATCAGTAACTCTAGGTTCATAGTTCTGAATACAGGTAATAATTTGGTCTCGGACTGTCGATGCAGTACCGAAATCAACAAAATCAAATAAACTAGAGCGAACATTCGAACCGATTGTAGAATTAAAAAATCTTTCGGTAGGAATTGTTTCAACTAAATTGCGAATTGACCTTATAATTGCATTTTGATTCTTCAAAATTGGCAAATCCTTGGTAACAGGATGAGGTTCAAAGGATAAACTAATATCTTTGAAGGATCTAGATATCCTAGTAATTGCCATCGGACATAAAATTTCTTTATTTATTTATGTTCATTTCCAAGGAGATCCATATGTTGGCTCTGTTCCATACGACCAATCATCATAGTCTTCATCATTTCTAATTTTTTCGTGCAATTCAATTTGTTTTTTAAAGTCATGTTTTGGTGCCAAGTCGTGCATAACCTCTTGAATTACTCTTTTTGTGGGTTCTGCATCATAATCCGTAATTAATTTGGTGGTTCCCCACATCTCTCTCATATAATTGTTGTCTCTATCAACTGGTAAATTAGACATTTTAGCTCCTGTTTTAATCGAATAAAACAGAACTTTTATGAAGGAGGTTTCTATCTCCTATTGTCTATTTAACGGTTTACTTCCCTAAGAGAATAGTTATCAGAATCTAAGTATTTTAGTAACTCTAATGCGATTAATTTTGGATTTCCTTCACCACAGGTGTAAACATCTATCGCAATACACCCATTTTCTGGCCAAGTATGACAAGAAACATGACTTTCTGCCAGTGCAATGACGATAGTACACCCTTGTGGATAGAAACAATGTTGAAAAACATTTAAAATCGTCATCTTCGCCCTTTCAATTCCTCTCTCCATCACTTCTTGAAGAGAAATTGAATCGTTTAAAAGACCAAAATCAACATCATACACCTCCAAAAGAAGGTGTTTGCCCATAGAAACTCTTTCCAACACACAAAAGTCTTAAAAATTTATTTATTTCTAATATTTTGAACCATTTCATAGTCTTTTTCCAAGATTTTTTTTAGATAATCATCATCCCAAAGATCATAGTACCCAGTTTTTGCTAAAATTTGTCTCATTTTAGTCAAAAATTTTTCATTTTGATACAATATTAGATTATACAGTCCATTATTTGTTTGAATTCCATTAATGAAACTTGGTTCATCTCTAAAATCATCAAAAAACTTGTATTTTGGATATAATTCATTTAATTCTTGAATTTTCTGATACCCATACTCTAAGTCTAAATCATCTTCAACCACAAAAATGACGACACCAAACTCTTCATCAAGAGGTTTGATATCGTCGATTGAGCATTTTACAATTTTATATGTATTTGTTTTCGCAAAGGGGCATATTGAATAACCTTTAAGGTCTGGATGAGAGTTTTTTATCTTATCAATCCATTCCTCAAGATCATTCATCATCCTTTACCTTGACCTCTATACTTTTTACGAGCTCCATTACGAGAAGACGCTGCATATTTGGTCCCTCCTCCTTCTCCTTGGCGAGACTTTTTAGGAGGACCAGGAATATAAGAATTCTTATTTAAACCAACTTTTGCTTTAGCCATTAATTTTCTCCCACAATTTCAGTTTCAATTTCACTTGGATTTGGAGAACCTGTCTGATAATACTCAATTGCCAGGTCCTCCATAATATTGAAATATTCCTCCTCTGTAAGTGAGGAATAAATTTTACGCCCTTTGCAAAGTATGTTGTAAGATTCGTTAGACATTCAAATCAGATAATTCTTGTTTTTTCGTGACCAACTCTAATACGAGGGTCGCACCAAATCTCAAAACCTGCTTCTTTTGCATCTAAACAGAATGATACATCTTCTCCACACATATCCTGAACTTCTCCAGATTCAAATACTTGCATCTTAGGAGCAAACCAAGGATACTTCATTTCTGGATGTTCGAATACTCCATTCTTAATAAGAAGCCAACCAAAACCAGTATAGTCTACAGTAAATGGTTTACGACGCTTTGAAATACTCTCTACGGTTTCATGATTCATTACTCCACCATTATTGCGGAAATCATCTTCTTCTAACCAGTGAGCAACAGAAGTTGTAACACCATCTTCAGTAGCATACCAACCAGCTGAGATGTCTTGGTCCATCAGAACAAGTTGCCAGAAATTATTGGTATTAAAAACAATATCAGAATCAATCCATAATTGCCAATCATATTTTAATTTGCCGTCC